CTCTCATGTCCGCGTCCCAGTCTATAGCCCACTGTACAATGGACATATCCCAGCCAGTGATATCAGTCCCAGCCGGCCTAATCATTCTTCCGAATGCTTCGGCCAGCTTCTTCAAATCCTCATCAGCCAAGCCCATTCCAGGCTTGCTAGGTATGTGTTCCCACATTCCAATTTCTGTCTGATTAAGGTTGGAGTTAAGAACTCTCTCAACCAACTGGTCGACTACAGACACAGACCATATTGTGCGCCAGCGGCCCGCCTGCACTTTCTTCTGTGAATGGAGCTCATTCTTGACAAATACACGTATAGGATCACAAAGGCCATATGCTACTCGTTTTGCCGCAGACCACTCAGAGAACGCTTCAGGTGGAGCTCTCGCTATACGCAAGAACCTCTCCTTCGCCATGTTAAACAGCCAAGGCTTGCCAACGGTATCAATCAATTCCGCATTAGTTCCAGCCCATCTCATATACGGATAGCCGGGACTTGCGCGATTCTTGAGATTCTCTATGGCGCACCAGATTTTGTCGTCCAACTTTGTCGAGTCCCACAAAACTTGTGGATAACGACTCAACATATCCCTCGACACATCGTCCAGCTGCTTTAACGTAGGCGGCGTTACAGTCTCTGAGCGTTCTATGAAGACTCCGGTTTGAGTGTGCACGCTCCACTTTTCAGCCCCAGCTGTTCGATCAGGCAAACCCCAGCCTTCGAATCTGCTAGGCCATTCCGCCACAGCAAATTCAAAAGCTGGCGCACTTCTGGTCGTTGGGTCTGGTCTGATGGGCGCGACTCTACCGGTTCCTCTGAAGGCTTTGTTTCCGAAGAACTCTTTTCGGCCACACGGGCCTTGGATCTCTTCTTCTTCACAGCCTTCTTTTGCGACTTGGTAGCAATTGCTGCCGCTTCTGAGGGTGGTGAGGAGCTCTCCCGAGTAGTCTCCGATATCAACTTCGATTCCATAGAAGCTCTCTCTTTGACCACCTGTGGTTTGCTCTCCGGTTTGACCTCCTCCAACGGACTCCTTGGTTGTACTACCTTGTCGGGTTCCACTCCTAGAGTACCTGTGGATGGGGCAACTACTGCTGTCTGAAAAGAACGCAATTCCTGCATTTCTTCCCTCATGGTTGCAATCTGTTTCAGTAAGTCGTCTCTGAGAAGTGTAAACATCTCTAGAGTCTCCTCCTTCTTTTGCAGCTGCTTTTCCATCGACTGCGGCTTGTTGCCCTCCTTGCTTATCTCCTCCGTAGCGGATTTCTCCACTTTCTTTGGTGATTTCATGGTCGCCACTGGTTTGCCGTTTTCGTAGATCCTCCCACTCGTATCCACCCTCAGATTCGTCATTGGATGCATTCTTGTGGCCCCTTGTGACACACGCGCAGGGGGACTTGTGCGCGTGCCGGTAAAATCCTGGTTCAGTGTTTCTTTGCGCACAGGAGGTGAGTCAATCTCATAGCCATCATCATCAACAGCTGTTTCACTTAGCTCAAAATTCGG